GGTGGCGATCCCGTCGTGTACGAGTACGACACCGAGGTCCTGGAGGTCCACCATAACGGCGAGTGTGGATGCCGGTCGGCCTGCGAGTTGGAGGTCACGATCCCGTCTGCTGACGCCGAGTTCATCGCTGCATCCCCGACTCTCGTGGCAGGACTCCTCGACGAACTCGATTGCCTGGAAACCGACCTGGAGGCGGCGGCATATCGGCATGTACAGCTACAGGCGCGGATCGGCAAACGCGACCGCACCCTCGCCCGCATCCAGGCTGTCGCCGCCGACGTCGACCAGGACGGCGGCTACAGCGGACCCACACTCGCCCGCCACATCCTCAACATCATCGGCGGTGAAGCATGAGCCGCCCGAAGCACAAACCCATGACCGTGCACCAAGCCGCGAACGACCGATGCCACTCGGATGGGCATCAACTCGGCGAAGGCGTCTATCAGTTCGATAGCGACGGATTCACCTTCGGCACGGTGTGTTTGTGCGCCCCAAGTCGTCAGGTGTGCGAGACATGCGCCCAGACGTGGCCGTGTGACGAGCACGTAATCGCCGGTGGTGTGTCGTGATTGCCGCCGCCACCCTCTGCACCCTCCTCGCACTCGCCGGCATCTGCGTCTGGCGATGGCAGGCCCACATGAACGCCCGCGAATGTGAGCACAACGCCCACACGGGAAGGGGGTACCCGTCATGACCGAAGAGTGGAGAGACATCCCCGGATACGAAGGCAGATACCAGGCTTCAACATTCGGCCGCGTTCGATCACTCGACCGCACCATCACAACCAAGCATGGCGTCACCAAGGCGCATCGAGGCCAGATGCTCAATCCCACACCGGATGTGAACCGCGGTTACCTCGTCGTCAACATGCGGAACAATGCCGGCAAACTGCGACAACGGAAGGTGCATCAACTCATCCTGGAGACCTTCGTCGGCCCATGCCCACCGAACTGCGAGGTGCTTCACGGTCCGGGTGGATGCCAGGACAACCGGCTCGAAAACCTTCGCTGGGGCACTAGGGCTGAGAATGTCAATGACATCATGGAAGCTGGCTTGCACCAGATGGCTTCGCGGACCCATTGTGTTAATGGGCACAAGCTTCCCCCGTATACCCGCGGGAAGCGTCGCTGCCGCCCGTGTGACCGCGACTCCTACAAACGAGTGTGGCAGCGCAAACACGGCCCATGCCCCCGATGTGGAAACCCTGCTCAGCCAAGGCAGCGCGGCTACTGCGGGGCCACGTGCCGCTTCTTGAGCCGCGTGACCTTGGAGGGTGCCTGCCTGGTGTGGTCAGGTCCAGACCCATCCTTCACCGCGGGCAACGTCCACCACCGACCGAGGCAGTACCTCGCTGAGGTGATCGGCGGATATCCACCTCCATGTGGTGCGTGGCGTTGCATCTCACACAACGCTGTCACCGGGCGGGGGAGGCAGGCATGAGACTCCGCACCGGCTCACTCTTCAGCGGCTACGGCGGACTCGATCTCGCCGTCAACGCTTTCTACGGCTCCGAAACCGCCTGGCACGTCGAGTACGAGGCTGCACCATCGAAGATCCTCGCCCACCACTGGCCCGACATCCCCAACCACGGCGACGTCACCCAGATCGACTGGGCGGCCGTTGAACCCGTCGACATCCTCACGGGCGGCTTCCCCTGCCAGGACGTCAGCGCCGCCGGCCGTAGAGCGGGACTGATGAAAGGCACGCGCACCGGTCTGTTCCACAACACCATCGAAGCCATCGACGCCCTACGTCCCAGCCGAGTCGTCCTCGAAAACGTCGCCGGCTTGCTGTCCGCTGACGGAGAACCGTGGCCCGACGAGCTCGTCGAACTCAACAGCGAGCTCCAGTATCTCAATCAGACGATCGGATTGATCGACAACCACGGCCACGCCTGGGGAAAGAAGTACGACGACCATGAACGAAATAGCCTGGTACGACAACGCAAGCGGGCACTGGATCGATTCAACACAACCCGACGCCGATCTGTTCAGCGAGCAATCGGCACCGTTGTTGGAGAACTGGCCGCGATCGGGTATGACGCGCAGTGGACGACTCTTTCAGCCTCCGATGTCGGAGCCTGCCATCGACGTGAGCGCGTGTTCATCCTCGCGACTCCTGCCGACCCCGACGGCGCAGGCAGCGAAACACGGCGCGGAGAGTCAAGACCGGGGGAGCCGCGACGACTCGAATTTGTGGACGGTAGCGACTCGTCTGCTGCCGACTCCGAGGGCGACGGACGGGATGGGTGGGCACCTGACGCGGTCGGGCAGCCGGTCGAACGAGCTGCTACTGCCGGGTGTGGCGAGGGCCGCGGCCGAGGGGAAGCTCTGACCTACCTGTCGACACCGCAGGCGCGCGACTACAAAGGCGTCCCGTCCGAAGGGTTTAACACCGCCAACTTATGCCGAGACGTCCGCGATTTGGGAATGCATTGGGGGCCATACGAGGCAGCTATCCGGCGCGCCGAAGCTGCGACCGGACGGCCCGCGCCCGCACCCACCGAACCCAACCGCAACGGGAAGCCCCGACTCAACGCTGAGTTCGCCAGCTGGATGATGATGCTGCCCGCCGGCTGGGTCACCAACCCCGCAATCGGCCTATCCCGCAACGACCAACTCAAAGCCATCGGCAACGGCGTCTGCCCACCGCAGGCGCATTGGGCGCTAACGATTCTCGACAACCTCAGCAGCGTGGGGGTGGTGAAGTGAGTGATGCCAGCTACATCACCCCGACAGAACACGGCTTCAAATGGGGTGCCGCAGAGGTCCGTCGAACCATGAGCATCGACGGACGCGTGGTCATCACCATCGCGACCACAGCAGGGAATGCGATTGACGTGTATGTGTCTGCCGAAGGTCGCTCGCTGAGAGTGTTCGACATGAATGGTCGCGAGTTTCAATGACTGACCTGATGCAGATCGTCGAGTTCGGCAACCAGACCGGCAACGACCCCATCCGCTGGGACGGCCACACCAGCCAATATCTCGTGCCCGCCACCAACCGGACACGCATCCTCGACCGCGAACACGCCAACGGCCACACACCCGGCGACGACGGATGGCTCACCTTCAGCCGCGACCTCGGAACCCTCTACGGCACCCACATCTGGCACTGGACCCGCATCCGCTGGGAGACGGTGCCGCACCTCGAAACACAGGAGTTGCCATGAGCGAGGAGACATGGGTGTGCGACACCTGCCAACACCAGATCCCGAAGACGTCGGTGTTCGGGTTCGTGGGATGGATGTCCGACATTGCCCGGCATGTGCGGGAGTGTGCGAATCCCGTTGCGGCACAAACAGAAAACAGCAGCACAGAGGGTAGAATGAGGACGACCCCGACGGGTGCTGACACACCCGGTCGGGGCCTAACCACCACCCCAACTGAGTACACAGAAGGGAGGGGCTGATGACTGATTCTAGCCCCCACAACCAAGACGAGACATGGCAGCCGATCGGCACTGTCGAAATCCTCGTAGACCGCGTGTACCCGATCGACCCCAACGCGCGAGAAGCAGACCGGACGACCGTCTGGGTACCAGCCGGCGCATACCCCGTCCTGAGGAAAGCCGACGCCATCCGATGGATGATGACCGGCCGCCTCAACGAACGGCTCTCGAAGCTCGGAGACGGACTGTTCGCGATCCACGACGCCGACGTGCCGACTGGACCAGAGGTGCGATTCTCCTCGCCCACGTACGGCGTGGAGGCGTTCCGAGAGTTCCTGTCTGATCCTCTAAGCCGCCCTGGTGATAGCCAGCGCCTGCGGTTCAGTGTCGACCTGCCCGCTGATGAGGCGGAGGTACAGCAGTAGTGGCCGTCAGCAAGCGAGTCCGGTACGAGGTGTTCCGCCGCGACAACAACCGTTGCCGCTACTGCGGAGCCACCGCACCCGACACCCCCATGACCATCGACCACGTCATCCCCGTCGCACTGGGAGGCTCCGACGACCCGTCAAACCTGGTGACCGCCTGCCGCGACTGCAACGCCGGCAAGACATCATCCAGCCCCGACGCGCCGCTGGTTGCCGATGTCGCCGCCGACGCAATCCGATGGGGCAAGGCCATGCAGCAAGCCGCGGCCGAGTTCGCACGAGACCGCGATGCCCGGATGCTCGACCGCGATGAGTTCCAGGGCAAGTGGGAGACGTGGCGCTACAAGTCCAGTGGCAAGTACCGCACCTACCCGCTGCCTGGTGGATGGGGTGAGAGCATCGACCAATTCCTCGCCGCAGGTCTCACGATGGCAGACCTGCACGACCTGGTCGACGTCGCGATGGGCGCGAACAGCATCGATCCCTGGAAGTACTTCTGTGGGTGCTGCTGGCGCCGCGTCGGCAAGTTGCAGGAACGGGCCTCAGAACTCGTAGCAGAGGAACACGCAGAACCGGAACCCGCTTTCAGTCAGGTCATCTCAAACCTGTGGACCCCGGAGATGATCAGCCAACTGTGGATCACCGCTACCGAACGACTAGCCCGAGCGCGAGGAGGTTCGGTCGACGACACCATCGCCGCCGACTCCTCATGCATCCACGACAGTGAGATGCTGTGCGCCGACCTTGTCTGCCAGGTGGCCGATGCGGCACGCATGATCGGGCAGGCCGAACAGATAGAGATCGCGCTGGGGGTGAACCGTGCCCCGTAAACGCATGCTCTACCCCGGATTCTTCGGCTCGGACCAGATGGCCCAACTATCCCTCGCCGCGGCATACACATACGAGGGGATCTGGTGCTTCGCGGACGACCGGGGACGCAAGCTATTCAACGCCGCCGAGGTGTGGGCCGAGGTGTGGTTGAAGCGCGCCGCAGATGTACAGCCCGGCGACGTTGACCAGTACCTGCACGAGCTGATCCGGGGCGGCCAGCTGTGCCGCTACCGGGTCGGTGGCGGGGATTTCATGCACGTCGTCGCCTGGGACGAACACCAGAAGATCAGTCACCCCACCGCGTCGAAACTGCCGCCGTGCCCCGACCATCAGCCGGCCGAGTGGTCAGTGTGGTGGAAGGACGATGACACAGCCACGGATCGATGGAGACGGGCTGAAAAGGAGTCGAGAGCAGGGGAAACAGATTCCGGATCGGCTCCGGAGAATTTCGCGAGAGATTCCGGAATGACTCCGCCCCAGTGTAGTTCAGTTCAGAGCAGTTCAGTTCAAGCGAGCGGCGGGGGGAAAGTCCGGAAATTCGAGAGACCTTCACAGAAGAGGGCAGGCGGGCAATGACCACCATCTGGATTCCAGGCATCCCAGCACCGCAGGGATCGAAACGTCATGTGGGTCGCGGCATCCTGATTGAGTCCTCGAAAAGGGTGGGGCCGTGGCGGGCTGTCGTGGCCATCACCGTTGGGGAGCAAACCACGACTGTCCTGGATGGGCCTGTGCGTATCGAGCTGCAGTTCGTGATGCCACGACCCAAGGCCACGCCGAAACGATCCACCCCACCGGCTGTGAAGAAACCGGACCTGGACAAGCTGACCCGCGCTGTCCTCGACGCGATCACAGGGGTGAGTTTCCGCGACGACTCACAGGTGGTGGATTTGGTGGCGTCGAAGAGGATCGCTGAACTCGGTGAGCCGCCTGGCCTGTCGCTGACGGTGGAGGGCGCGTTCTGTCATTGCGGTGGTCGTGTCGAGATCGCCGGCATGTGCAGCCCGTGCAAGTACTCCGCCCACGACACCTGCCCCTGCTCCCACATCCAGGAGACACCATGACCACCTACGAACCGATGACGGTGACCCGAGTCCACACCGAGCGCGGCAGCCACATCGAACCACCCCTCGACCCAGAGTGGTCGCAACTCGACAAGCTGCGATGGCAGGCGGGGGTTGTCATCGCTGATGCTGGTGTGCCGCTACGGATCAGCCTGGATGACGACACTCGACTGTCGCGGAACGGTGTGGATGTCCCAGGCATCTACGGGCTGAAGATTGGGAGCTGGCATTCAGCGCGTGGCTTCCACGACATGTGGGACTACCTCAACGGTGTGAGTGCTGGCGCTGTTGAGGCACTGACCATCGCCTGCGTCAGGGGGCAGTAATGACGATCCCACTGGAACTGACTCTCACCCCACCCACCTTCTGCTGGGCCTGTAACCGCTGTCGACCCATCGATCTGTCCGGGTGTGGACCCCAATGCGAGGAGGACCAGTGACCGGACTCGACCTAGACGCCATCGCCAACCGCTGGAGCACGCACGGCGGTATGGGCAACCCTCGTAGCGCCGACGATTACACGGACGCAGGGTGCCGCATCTACGCCGAGCACGGGTTCCGTGACGTTCTCACTCTGGTGGCTCGTGTGCGGGAACTCGAAGACGCGATAGCGCGAGTCAAGGATGAGTGCCACAAGACCGGCGAGTACAACGCTCACGCAAAACACCTGAACATCCGAAGCGCCCGACTGCTCGCGGTTGAGGTACTACACATCCTCGGCGGTGGCTCGTGACGAACTCGAACATTGCTACCGCCACCGGATACCACCACCACAACGAGGCCCGCATGGCCAGACTGCGGGGCACCAACCATGCTGGCGTCCTCTCCTGGCCGTGCGCATCCTGCCTGCAACCCATGGACGTTGGGTACGAACGGCTCATCCACCCCACGTTTCGACCCCTGTGCTTCTACTGCAGTTCCAAGGAGACCCCATGAGCGAAGACACCATCCGCAGCATCGAGGACGCCATCCGCGCCCACATCGCCGACATCGACGGCCTAGAACCCGTAGTCGGCGACTGGTTCCTCGCCTACGCCTACATGAGCCACGACCCCGACGCGGACGACGGAATATCCCACCACTCCGGCTACACAGCACCAGACTCCACCCCACACGGAACCCTCGGCATCGGACGGCTCGGACTACGCATCCTGGAACGAGACCTCATCGACGGCGCTGACGACGAAGGTGAATGGCCGTGACCCGCATTGTGAACCGGGTACCCACACTCCGGAAACCATCCCGACTCCACCACGACATCCGAGCGTGCGGCGGACTCAGGGGCTTCCTCTCCGCGATGGTGCAGAAGTACGGCACGCTCACCCCCGCCGTCCTCGAGTACGGGTACGGCGACCGCGAACAGTGGCACATCCCCGACAACCCATTCGACGCCACATCCTGGCTCACATCCATCCACGGCCAGGAGGCCCAGCAGTGACCGACCCACTAGCCCGAACCTGTGAAGCCTGCGGGAAACGGTTCCAAGTCAGGTTCCCCGGCGTCAAAGGCCAGTACTGCAACACAAACTGCTCTAGGGATGCGCGGCGCGCCCGAATGCACAAGTACCGCCAACGAAACGGCGACATCAACCTCTCCGAAGAATGCGAAATCGCAGCACTGCACGAGGAGGTGCCCGCAAGAGCCATCGCGCTAGGTCTCGCCATCGAGCTTGAGCGACGAGGCCTCGGACACCTGAACGAACACGAAGTGGTCCGGATCATCATGGAAAGCCTCGACGAGGGCGGGTACATCGTCGTCCGCCGGCAACCACCCGAGGTCCCGCCAGACTCACGCCAACAACCTCTCCCCAGCCGCGGACCCAACAGCATCCCCGAGCTTGAGAAACGGTTCAAACAGTACGACGAGGTGGAGGCCGCTGTAGAAGCGCGCGGCGACAAACCCGGATGGGTGTACTACCTGCAAGTCGGCGACAAGGTGAAGATCGGATTCTCCGAGAACCCTGAACGGCGACTCAAGTCATACCCGCCTGAGTCGAGTCTGCTAGCCATCCACCCTGGCACACGAGCAGACGAACGGGCCGTACATGCGACGTTCAAACCCTTCCTGACTGCAGGGCGTGAATGGTTCACCCCCAGTAAGACACTCGACGCCCACATCAAAGCGGTGAACGCCGAACATGGCCCACCACCCGAAAGGTGGAAGCCGCACTACCGCAAGACCGGAAACCGAGTGAACCGCCGAGGACGAACAGGAATCAAGGTATGAACGACGCACTCCACATCGCCCGCGACGGTGACCTACCCACCGCCCGCAAACACCTAGCTGACGCCATCCACACACTCGCCGGCAGAACCAGAACCAATATCGAACGCGACCCCAACCCCGAACTCCTCGCCGAAATCGAAGACCGCTACGAACAAGACCGCGCCCGCATCAACGACCGCCACGACCTCGCGATCGAACGTGCTGACAGAGCTGGTGCATCTGGAGTCGCAACTCGTTCCATCAACCTCGAACGCGAACAACAACTCGGCAATCTGCAACGCCGCCACGAAGAACGTCTCGTCGCCCTCACCGCCCAGGTCGACTGGAACGACTCACTCTACGAACAACTCGCAGCCATGATCGCCGGAGCCCAAGGCACCCAGCTAGGCGGCACTGCACGATCTATGCCGCCCCTCTGGGTTGACGCCGCTGACCTCATCACCACCATCGACCGCGACATCGCCAGCCTCGAACCTGAACCCGGCACCACCATCGAACGTCTACATCGGATCGCCGACCGCGGCTGGCGACCTCAGGACGTCGACCACATCGACGAGCTCACCGCTCAGATCACCCGATGGGCACAGTCCATCCAAGACCTGCTCGACCCACCCAAACGCAAAGCGCTCCCAAATCCGTGCCCGCATTGCAACACCGCCATCGTGTACCGCAAAGACTCGGCCGGGGAAGTGGTGCGGCAACCCGCCCTGCAGATCGGCGCCCACGGCTGTGAATGCCAGAACTGCCACACCAACTGGGGACCCGACTACTTCAGGCACCTTGCCGCCGTCCTCGGCTACCCGCTACCCGAAGGTGTACTGGAGTGACACGCCGGTCAATAAGCATGTGACCCGCGAGGCCGCAACAGCTGGTATTGTCGGCCTCACGGGTGACGTGTCTCCGAAACCCGAATCATCCCCGCCGTCCACATCATGTGCACTGGCGGGGTTTTTCGTACCCCACACTTCCCGCTACCGGGATGGTGCGGAGCGTGACCGCGCCGGCTCACAACGCCAGTGACACTCAAGCCGGAACCAACACGCATCTACCCTATTGGTCTGTCGGGGGCCAACCTCGGATCGAGGAACAGTCATGGCTGTATTGGAGATCGTCGCCACCCGGGTGATCATGTGTGTTGTCATTCCCGCCGCCTGGTGGCAGACCCGCCAGATGCGGAAAGCCAACGCCCTCAACGCCGCCATCACAGCCCGCCACGAATGCAGGTGCGGCATCTGCTCCGTCATGGACACCCTGTCCGCGCCCCTACCACGAGGCAGCCATGACCACCACTGAACCCCTGATCGTGTGGCAGTGCACCCACTGTGATCTCGTCCGCAACAAGCCCTGCGCCCGTGTCTGCCGGTTGGACACCGACCACCCCGACACCCCGTGCTGGACCCACGATGAGTGACCCCGTCCCCGTCGAACCCTGCGCGGTGTGGCGGCTCTTGACCAACGGCTGGACCTACGACCAAATCACCAAGCTCCTCCACATCACCGGGGCCGCAGTGATGAAAGCCGAACAGCTGCAGAACCTCGCGTTGCGAGACGTCGACCCCAAGTTGATCGCAGACCCCATGATCCGCCTCAAGCCACCCCAAGCCGACCGATGAGCAACTGGAACACCAACGGCCGCAACTACCACGGCTTCCCAACCACGGTCCGCCGGCAAGCCAAGACCGACCTACCACCCTGGTGCAACAAGTGCGGCGCCGACGATGTGCCACTCCAACTCGACCACATCATCAACGCAGCCTCAGGCGGCCCACACACCATCGACAACGCCCAATGGCTCTGCCACCCATGCCACGACCAGAAGACCCGGCACGAACAGGCACAGGGCCGAACACGGCACGCCCAGCAAGCACGCCACCCGAATCAACCCCACCCCGGACTACTCCCACCCTCGAACACCCATTCGAGCGCGAACCTACCCCCAGGGGGTACACCCCCACCCCACCCCCCTGACCGGCGGCGTTAGGCATTGGCGCTCAGGCTGCGTACGGGTCTGGCACTTCGGAAGGAGGCCCGAAATGGCCGGTCGTGGACCTGCACCGAAGGACCCTTCGAAGCGTGCTCGACGGAACGGTGATCCTATCGCTCTTCGTGTGATTGAGGCGAAGCCGGAGACTCAGCCGGGGTTGCCGGAGTTGATGCCAAGTGGTGAACCGTGGCCTGTCCGCACTCATGAGTGGTGGCAGATGTGGGCTGACTCCCCGTTGGCTGAGGACTTCACCGCGAATGACTGGTCGGAGCTGCTGGATGCGGCCGTGCTGCACGGCGAGTACTGGTCGGGCAATGTGAAGGTTGCTCCGGAGTTGCGGTTGCGAGTGTCGAAGTTTGGTGCGACGCCGGAAGATCGGGCTCGGCTGCGTATCCAGTTTGCTCAGGCTGATGAGGCTGACGAGAAGCGACGTAAGCCTGTGTCGTCGGCTCGGGATCGTCGCGGACCTTTGACTGGCTGATGCCGTGGAAGCCTTCGGTACCTGGTGAGGTGCCGACCCTCGGCTATGAGGTTCTGGATTGGATTTCGGACATGCTCGCTGCGCCTGACCGCGCCGAGTATGAACCCTTCGTCCCGTACCGGGAGCAAGAGGACTTCATTCTTCGCTGGTATCAGCTCGACCCGGATACCGGCCGGCGGAAGTTCAATCGCGGCGTCCTTGGACGGCCACGTGGGTGGGGTAAATCGCCATTACTCGCGGCACTCGCTTGTGTGGAAGCCCTGGGTCCGGTGGTGTTTGACGGGTGGAATGCTGACGGTCAGCCGGTGGGGAAGCCGTGGTCTGAGGTTCGCACTCCGGTTGTGCAGTTGGCGGCGGTGTCGGAAGACCAGGTGCGCAACACTTGGGCTCCGGTCCTCGAGATGCTGCGTGCTGAGGCTCCGATCCATGACGAGGTTCCCGATCTTGAGGTGATGGATACGTTCATCAACCTTCCGAACCGGGGTCGGATGTCGGCGATTACGTCGTCTGCCCGGACTGTGAAGGGTGCGCGTGCCGTGTTCGCTGTTCTGGATCAGTCGGAGGAGTGGGTGCCGTCTAACGGTGGCGTGAAGTTGGCGAACACTATGCGCGCCAATGCCGCCAAGGTTGGTGGTACGACGCTCGAGTCTCCGAATGCTTTCATTCCGGGTGAGAAGAGTGTGGCTGAGCAGTCGGCTGCGTACTGGGCTTCGATCCGTGAGGGCCGCGCTAAGGATGACGGTCTGCTGTACGACCATCGCGAGGCGCCGGCCGATACGGATATGTCGGACCGCGAGTCTCTGATCGCAGGTTTGCGTGTTGCTTATGGCGATTCGTCCAAGCATGAGGGTGGGTGTGTCATTCACTCGCCTCCGTGCCGTCCGGGGCACGTGGACCTGGAGCGGTTGGTGGCGACCATCTGGGACCCTGCACAGGATGTGCAGCAGTCCCGGTCGGACTTTCTGAACCAGATCACGCATGCGTCGGATTCGTGGATTTCGCAGCCTGATTGGGCGGCGCGTATGGATCTGGATGCGGTGATCTCAGATGAGGACACTGTGGTACTTGGGTTCGACGGTTCGCGTGGTCGAGTCAAGGGCAAGGCTGACGCTACGGCGTTGATCGGCTGTCGGGTCTCTGATGGTTTGTTGTTCGAGATTCGGGTGTGGGAGCAACCTGACGGTCCGGCTGGCCAGAATTGGACGCCGAATCCGCTCGAGGTTGACCAGGCGGTTCGTGCGGCGTTTGAGCGTTGGAGTGTGGTTGGTTTCTACGCTGACCCGTCGGGCTGGACTGAGCACATCGCTAGGTGGGAAGCGAAGTTCGGCAAGAAGCTGCGGGTGAAGGCGACTCAGGGTGAGCCGATCTCGGTGTGGCCCCGCGGGAAGACGTCGAACGTCGGTCTCGCGGTGGAGGCATTCCGTCAAGCGGTCGTGAATGGTGAAGCGAAACATGATGGCGGCTCTGCTCTGACGCGGCACGTACTGAACGCACGCCGCCGGGCGACACGTACTGGCTACCTGATCTTCAAGGCGTATCCGGATAGCCCCGACAAGATCGACGCTGCGTATGCGGCGGTGATGGCGTGGAAGGCCCGCTTGGATGCGGTGGCTTTGGGCTTGAACGACAAGAAACGGCAACGGACGGTTCGGAAGGCGGTGATTGGGTGACGAGTCCTGCGATTGTTCCAGCTGTTGCGTTGCCGACTCTGCGCCTGTCGAAGTCTGAGCAGGAGTCTGCCGCGGCACTGCGTCGCCGGCTGCAGCTCGTGATGATGCCGAACAAGGCTAAGTCGGACCTGTATGAGGCGAAACGAACGGCTGAAGACCTCGGTATCTCTGCACCTGCCGGCCTGCCTGAGCTCGTCAACGCCGTGATGGGTTGGCCGGGAAGTGTTGTTGACGTCCTCGAAGAACGACTCGAGAACCGGGGCTGGTCTGGTGCTGATGGGTTAGGTCTCGATGTCGTGTACCGCGACAACCACATTGGTGTTGAGTCCGGCCGCGGCCATCTGGATGCGCTGATCTATGGGTGTGGATTTATCACGGTAGGTCGTGGAGACACGACAGTCGGCGAGCCGGAAGTGCTCGTGTCGGTTGAGTCCACGGAGTCATGCACACTCGAGTGGGACTTCCGGTTGCGTCGGGCAAAGTCCGCGCTCTCGCAGACAAGAGACGAACACGGGCTGGTCCTCCTCGAGACCCTGTACCTGCCCGATGAAACGATCACCTTTGAGCGGGTCCGTGGCGAGCTCGTTGTAGTTAATCGAGACCCGCATAGGTTGGGGCGGGTGCCGGTTGCGCGGATGCTGAACCGTGAACGTGCCTCAGATGTTAACGGGCGCTCAGAGATCACCCGGGCCGTCATCTACTACACCGACGCCGCGGTGCGCACCCTGCTGGGGATGGAGATCAACCGCGAGTTCTACACCTCCCCGAAGTGGACAGCACTGAACGCCGACCCGGAGGTGTTTGGGATGTCGTCCGACAAGTCGACTGAGGACAATCGGAGGGCCGGCTGGACGGCCACACAGGGACGTCTGAACGTGGTGCCCCCACAGGTCGACGAAGATGGCAACGCGGTGGAGGTGAAACTCCACGAGTTTCGTCCGGCCCCGCCGACTCCGTACATCGAGCAGATCAAGGCGTACTCGCAACTGTTGGCGGCCGAGTCGGGTATTCCCGCCCCGTATCTGGGGTTTGTGACGGACAACCCGTCCTCGGCGGATTCGATTCGCCAGCAGGAGTACCGGCTGGTCAAGCGCGCCGAGCGTCGGCAGACATCTTTCGGGATGGCGTGGCTTGAGGTTGCCTACCTGTCGCTGCTGATGCGGGACGGCGCGGTCGATGCTGAGACTTTCCGGCAGGTTGATGTTTCGTGGCGTGACGCCGCGACGCCGACTCGGGCTGCTGCTGCGGATGAGGCGGCGAAGCTTATCGCTTCGGGTGTGCTGCCGCCCGATTCGTCGGTCACGTATGACCGCATCGGTTTGTCGACACAAGAGCAGCAGCGACTCGAGCAAGACCGCCGCCGCGCCAACGGCGGAACGCTACTTAACCGGATTCGTCAGGCCGCGAACCAAACCCAGATGACTGATGACAACACCAACTGAGCTGCGCAGCTTCCTGATTCAGCTGAGTGATAACGCGACTCGTGATCTCGCGTCGCTGTGGTCCCAGCTGGATCAGGCAACAGTCCGAGAGGGTTTGCGGGATGTGATCCCGGCGCTCGTTGGTGACTACGCTGACGCCTCGGCAACCTTGTCGGCCGAGTGGTACGACGAGTATCGGGCCGATCGTGGAGCGCCAGGCGTGTACGGTGCAGACCTCGCGGTTCCAGACCTCGGAGTTGAAGCCCTCACCGGGTGGGGCGCTGGCCTGGCACTAAATAACTGGGACTCCGCGCTCGCGCAGATTACAGGCGGGCTGATCGCCCGTGTGATGAACGCGAGCCGATCGACGATCACGACGAACACATTCAACGACCCCATGTCGATGGGGTGGATGCGGGTCGGAATACCTGAGTGTGGCTGGTGCGCCATGCTCATCTCCCGCGGAAGCGTGTATCGGTCACAGGGGACCGCTGACTTCGCCGCACATGACAGCTGCAAGTGCGGTGCCGCGCCTGCCTGGGCGCCAGGAGATGTTGTGGCCGTTCGGAATGAGTTCGTTCCCACGGCACGTCGCCGTTCCGAAGAGACGACGCAGGCGGATCAGAACCGTGCGAAAGCGTGGATCGCCGCGAACCTCTAGACCACCCCAAATCCGCAAGGGAGCGGGGGCTGATTCACTCGATTGGAGTGGAAAACATGACCGATCCGGTCAACAACCCTGCCGATCCGGCAGGTGGCAAGAATGAACCGATCCGCCTACCCGACGATCACCCCCTGGTCACCGCTTTCGCGGCGCAGAAGGACCGAAACTCGGGACTGCAGGCCCAGATCGATTCACTGACTGCTGAACTCGACAAGGCGAAAACCCCGGCCAACCCCGACGAGCCTGAGTGGAAGCAGAAGTTCGAAGACCTGGAAACGCAGCTCACCGCTGAACGCGAAGCACGTGAGAAGGCCGAGAAGGCAGCGGCCGACAGCGCCCGGGTGCAACAGGGAATCGACGAAGGCCTACCCAAGGCCGCCGCCGAACTCCTCATCGGTCTTCCTGACGACAAGGTCGCCGCCAAGATCGAGGAACTCAAACCGCTGTTCGCGCCCAGTGGTCCACGTCCGAATCCGCAGCAGGGCAACCCCTCCAAGGGCCGCGGCGGAACTCTCTCGGCAGGTCGCGAGCGGTACGCCCAAACCCACGCTCAACCCAAGTAACCCCGCAGGCACCGCCTGCACAACCACTCTGAAGGGAGTGACACCATGACCCAGCTCGCCCCGCGCACTGAGTCCTACGGTGCAGGCGATCAGTCCTGGCTGGCTTCGCGCCACGGCACCGATGTGGCCAAGTCGGCCACCCTCGACCCGTCCGCCTGGACGTCGAAGACCAGCGATGGTCGCATCAAGTCGGGCGAACCGTTCGCGGTCGTGTCGAACTTGGCTGTGCCCTACAACTCGGCCGGATCGGGCGGCACCAACGTGCTCGCCGGGTTCGTGTTCACCGACCAGGCGGTTCGGTCCGGCGGCGGAAACGTCACGTTCCCCGCCATCTGGACCGGCCGTGTCTACCGTTCCAAGCTGCCGTCCACGGTCCCGGCCGACGCTGAGACCACCGGCCTGTTCGTTCTGGAGGCCTGATCATGGCAACTCTCTACACCGAGACCATCACCCCTCAGGAACTGACTGGGTTCGCCCGCGCAGCCCAGGAGGACGTCGAAGCGTCGCAGGGCACCCTCGCCCGCTGGCTCCCCAACACCGCAGTGAACGATGTTGTCGTCCGCACCGTGGTCGGCAAGAGCGGTCAGGGGTCGCTGGCCCAGTACCGCAGCTTCGACGCGGAAACCCCGATCGGGGCTGGCGGTACCGCGGAGCGGAAGATCTTCGAGCTCCTGCCGCTCGGTCTCAAGGAGCGGATCGGCGAGTACGACCAGATCCGCGCCCGCGGCGGTGATGGTGCGGCGATGGCGCTCGGCGGCATCGAGGCGGCCACGGTCCGCACTGTCCGCGCTATCTCGGATCGCCTCGAGGTAGCCCGTGGTCAGGCCCTCGAGACCGCAGCGCTGAGCATCAGCGAGAACGGCCTCGTTCAGACGCCCAGCTTCGGCCGGCCCGGCGGCAACACCGTCACCGCCGCAGTCCTGTGGGATGCTAGCTCCGGCACCAAGATCCTCGAGGATCTCCTTGCCTGGGTGGTCGCCTACGAGGACGCCAACGACGGGGTCTCGCCCGGTGCGCTGGTGCTGTCGCGGAAGATCCTGAACGTGATGCTGCGTGACGCCGGCATCCGCGCGCTCGTCGCCACCGCGGCCGGCACCCCGCAGATCGTGTCCGTGGACGTGCTGAACTCGGCACTCTCGGCTCACGGCCTGCCGCCGATCTTCGTCTACGACCGCAAGGTCAAGGGCACCCGTGTCACCTCGGACAAGAAGGTGTTCCTGCTCCCTGACGCTGTCGATCCCAACTCCGGGTCGAACATCCTGGGCGCCACCTTCTACGGCCCCACCCTCGAGGCCGGGGAGCCGGAGTACGGCATCGGCGCCAGCGAGCAACCCGGCATCGTCGTCGGGGCGTACAAGACCAAGGACCCGATCGGTCTGTGGGTGCACTCGAACGCGATCGCGCTGCCGGTTCTCGTCAACCCGGTCGCGTCCATGGTCGCGACCGTCCTGTCCTGAGAGGAGGTACGTCATGGCGAAGATTCGTGATGACCTCGAAGGCGTCGTGTACGTCAGTGGCCAGGTGCTGAAGGCCGGCGACACCATCCCCGACGGGGTGGAAGTCGGTGACCACCTCGTCGCGCCAGTGAATAAGGGTGGGCGGCCTCGCCGTGCTTCTGGCGACGGAGACTGACGTCTCGGCCCGTCTCGGGCGGCCCCTCGACGATGCCGAAGCGCCGGCAGTCGAGGGGCTGCTCGAGGAAGCCTCCATCCTGGTGTCCGAGTACTGCCACCGTGACTTCGACGCCGTCCCGGATGCGGTGCGGGTGGTGACCTCTCGGGTTGTCGCCCGCGCGCTCGTGGCACGACCCCAAGTGGGCGGTGTCGACACCTCGGGTATGAGCCAGGTCGCTTTGGCCGCAACCGGTTACCAGTTCTCTGGCACGTACAACCCTGACTCGTCGTCGGGCGGTGTGTGGCTGTCCAAGGCCGATCGCCGGAACTTGGCCCGCTACCGATTGGGTGGCGGGGTGTTCTCGGTAGGCACCGCATGACATTCCCAGCCCTGTTCGACGTCGGTTACAAACCGTTCGTTGAAGGTGCGGAAGACGCCCACGGAAATCCTGCCGAGGAGTGGGGGCCGGTCGAGTCACGGAAGGTGATCGGTTGGGGTGCTCCCCAAAGCTCCGAACCGAAACTCGCCGGCCACGACCGAGACGTCGTGGACATCGAGTTGGCGGTCCCCGCTGACTGGAAGTCCACACCGCGCGACCGAATCATCCTTCCCGAACTCGGGGAGATGGAACAGGTCGGGATCACCGAAACCAACTCAGGGAACCCGTTCCGCTGGATACCAGGTCACATCGTCAACCTGAGGCAGGTGAACGGGTGAAGATCAAGTACAACCGCAAGTTCTTCACCGACACCCTGAAGGACACCGGCACGGTGAAGTCGGAAACCAACCGCGTGAAGAACCGTGCCGGAGAGGGTTACGAGTCCGAGTTGTCCGTAGGACGTACTCGAGCCCGCGGCCGGGTGTGGCCCAACACGCACGAGGCGCGGGAGGACAACGCTCGGCAGAACACTCTTGTGCGGGCGCTGACCAATGGTTGAGCTCGTCGTCTTCCCTGATGTGGAAGCGGCCATTGTCGCCTACCTCAAACCGAAGCTGGCGGGGGTGAAGGTCTCCACGACGGTGCCGAATCCACGTGTGCCGAAGATGGTTCGGGTTCAGGCTGCCGGCGGATCTGGCCGTGGACTGACGGTGTCGAAGCGGGTGCTGATCGTGCAGTGCTGGGATACCAAGTCCCCGGACGCAGCGAGCCTGTGTGAGCGGGTCGCGGCGATCGTGTACGCCGCCCAGCACGACCCGGGGGTTCCCGAGATCCGGGGCGTCACGTCGATCGGTGAACCAGCATCGTTCCCCGATCCCGACACATCGCTTCCGCGATACCAGTTCTCGGCATCCCTGGATGTGCGCGGACACATAACCGAATAACAACTGAACAGCACATTCTCTCCTTTCTCAGGCCGGGTCCACATCTGCCTGAAAGGGGCACCCCATGGCTTCCACAGCCGCCAACGTGTTCGCTGCGACACCCAACGTGACCGGCGCGGTGCGTAACGCCCCGCTCGGCACCACACCCCCGACCAACGCCACCACCGCGCTGCCGGCCGGCTGGATCGACCTCGGCTACATCGGCGAGGACGGCGTCACCGAAACCCTCACCCGCGACACCGAGAAGAAGAAGGCGTGGGGCGGCGCCACCGTCAAGGTGCTGCAGACCGACTTCGCGAACACCTTCCAGTTCGCGTTCATGGAGTCGATCAACGCCGACGTCCTCAAGCGCGTGTTCGGTGCCTCGAACGTCACTGACGATGGTGACGGCAACATCACGGTCGCCAAGAACAAGATTCAGCTGCCGCACGAGTCGTGGGCGATCGACTCCAAGGACGGCGCGAACCTGCTCCGCACCTACATCCCGGATGGTCAGATCACCGAGATCGACGACATCACCCGCGTGCACACCGACACGATCATGTACACGGTGACGATCGAGGGCTTCGAGGATGAGGACGGGAACACGTCGTACGACTTCATCTACAACGACGCTCTGGCGGATGTGACTCCGTGATGCAGACGGTTGCGCAGCGGAAGCGCGAGTTGGCGGAGGCGGCTGAGGCTGAGCGTGTTGCTCACGCGAAGGCTGAGACGGTCCGCCAGGCGCGGAGCGTGCCCAAGGGCGACGCCGACGTGCAGGCCCCTACGGCCGAATGAAGACCCGCCGGTGAGGTTCACCGTTGGACCCGGCCTGCCTCACCGGCGGGCTTCGTAAGGCCGGGACAACACCACACCCTGAATTGAAAGGCTGGGTCCACCAATGGCACTGGAGAAGTTCCACTACCTCCCCGAGGGCGCCCCGAAGTCGAAGGAGATTGTTCTCCCGCGGTTCGGTCAGATCCAGGGCGGCATCTTCCGCAAACTCCGGAAGGCCGACGAGCTTGAGCAGTTCTACGGCCTGCTCGAGATCCTGGTCGAAAAGAAGATGGCGACCGAGAAGACCCTCGACCTCATCGACGACCTGAACCTCGCTGAGCAAATGGACATGATGAAGGAGTGGCAGAAGGACTCCGACATGTCCGGCGGCGCCCCGGAATCCTAGGGCTTCTCGATTACTGCGACGAACATCGAGAAGCCATATCGGCAGACCTGATCCGGCTAGGGTTACGGTTCCGCAATGTCGGCACACCAGATTTCGAGTGGTGTGATCTGCGGGCCATCATCCTCACGCTTGCTAAGGATCGTTCTTCGGCCCTGTTCCGGGAGCTGTACCCGGACTATGTGGAGTGGGACTTGGGTGCGCACCTCGCAGCCGACGCTGTTGATCTGCTCCACCTGTTGGTGTGGTTCAAGACGAAAGACGGCTCGAAAGGGCGTAATCGCCCGAAGCCTTACCCGCGTCCTGGGGTTGAGGATGTGGATTCGTCGAAGAAGGTTCGCAAGGGCGATGTCATCACTCTCGATGCGGCGCGCGATCTCTTCGCGCTCCCGGCGGTGAATTGACCGCTATCCGCCTTCGCCCATCAAGCATTCCGGCGTCTCGCAGTCATCGCCGATCGGCGCGTCTGTGTCGATTAGCCCGTCGCCGTTCTTATCCCAGCCCGGCGGGATGTTCCCGCTGCCAGCGTCGGGTGCGTTTGTTTCGGGTTCTGGCTGAGGTTCTGGAGCTGGGGCGGGCTCGGTGGTGGTTGCGGCGGGCTGTTCGGTCGCGGCTGGCGTCTGGGGCGCCAGCTTTTGCCGCCAGTCCGCCGGCAGCTTCCACTCGACGCGCTGGTCGACACCTGCGGTGTCCAGGTGGTAGCCGATTGCGGTTGTCATCACTGGCACCGACAGGGTCGGCGATCCGTCCTTGCTTGAGTTCGGCGGTACGTCGATGAACTCCACCGACCCTTCACACGCGAATGCTGTATCTGAGGCTTCCTCGACCTCACGATTCTGGGCCACCTTGTTGGCGTCGTTGACGTAGTAGAAGTCGCTCGGCCACAACCACTGCTCTGTCTCGACGTCTCCTGTCTGAATGGTGGCGACGAACTTGGTGTGCGCCACCTCAGGGTGCTGACCGGTGCAGCCGGTGTTGTCCAGGCGGGTGCCGGTGATCGACAAGACGGTGGCGCCATCACCGCTGGTGATGGTCACCGGTTCGCCCAGCTGTACTTCGATTGCGCCGCGGCTGTTCGTTTCTGCAGCTGGCGGGGGCGCGGAGGACGAGCTGGCGGATGCGGTGTCGCCGGTGTCGCTTGAGCACGAACTCAGAATGCACGCCGTTGCCGCGCACACCGCAGCGATCGCGAGACGTCGATTCATCACAGGATTCATCTTTCTTCCGGGAATGCGCAGCATATCCGGTTTTCTGACCGAAAGGGGCTTATCTCTTGGCTACTGAGGTAGGCGTCGGTTATGTGACGATCATGCCCTCCATGCGGGGGTTCCGCCGGCAGGTGGATCGTGAGCTTTCTGGTGTTGAGGGATCTGCGCAGCAGACAGGGCAGCGGTCCGGCCGGTCCATGTCGGCGGCGTGGGCGAAAGCCTTCAAGGTTGGTGGGGTGGCCGCTGCTGGCGGGGTCGCCACATTGATGGGTACCGCACTCGCCAAGGGATTCACGCGGCTCGACGCTATCGATCAAGCCCAAGCGAAACTTCGTGGCCTAGGCCATGATGCGCAGGCCGTGGCGACGATCATGGATTCGGCGAACAAGGCCGTGAAGGGCACCGCCTACGGCCTCGGTGATGCGGCGACGATCGCAGCATCCGCGGTCGCGGCAGGTATCAAACCCGGACAGCAGCTCACCAAGTATCTGACGATGACCGCCGACGCGGCAGCTATCGCCGGTTCCGATCTCGCCGATATGGGTTCAATCCTCAACCAGGTCGCCACCGGTGGTACCGCGATGACCGACGACCTCAACCAGTTCGCTGACCGCGGCATCCCCATCTTCCAATGGCTAGGCAAGGAGATGGGTGTCGCTGCCGGCGAAGTGAAATCGCTGGCCTCCGAAGGCAAGGTGTCGTCGGAGATCCTCTTCGGCGCCATCCAGAAGAACATTGGTGGTGCCGCCCAGGAAACCGGCAAGACGTTCCGCGGTTCGGTGGACAACATGATGGCGGCGATGGGCAGGTTCGGGGCGAAACTGCTCGAGCCGGTGTTCTCCCGCGCGCCGGCCGTTTTTGGGTTCCTCACCACTGGCATCGATTCGGTCACCAAAAAAGTGGGGCCGTTCGTATCGGGCATCGGTTCCCAACTCGGAAACCTGTTCAAGGGCATAGATCTGTCCGGTCTCAAGGATGCGTTCGCGAACGCGTTCTCGGGGTTTGACCTCGGCAGCTTCAAGTCGACGTTCTCCGGATTATTTGATTCGCTGGGCAACCTTCGTGAGCAGTTGGGGCAGTTCACCCAACAGACTGCGCCGGCCGTTGTTGGTGCCATGCAGACCATTGCACCGATTGTCGGTGGGGTGGCACGGACGGTGGGGACTGTCCTCGCGGGGGCTTTCCGCACGCTCGTGGGGGTCATTAGTACTGCTGTCAACGTCGTTGCCGGGGCGGTGCGGGTGTTCAACGAACACCGTGGGGTGATCCTTACTGTTGGTGGTGCGATCGCCGCGGTTTTCCTGCCGGCACTCATTACCGCGGGTATCACGATGGCCGCGAACGCCGCGACGATGGCGATCATGGGCGCTGGGATGGTGGCGTACAGCGTGGCCATGCGAGTCGTCGCGGTAGCTACACGTGCGTGGGCTGCAGTCCAGTGGGTGTTGAATGCGGCTCTGTCAGCGAACCCGATTGGGATCGTAATCGCAGCGATCGCCGCGTTTGTCGCTGGAGTCGTCCTCGCTTACAACAAGTCGGAAACCTTCCGGTCGATTGTGACTGGGGCCTGGAATGGCATCAAGGCCGCGGTGGGCGCGGTGTGGTCGTGGCTGTCGACCACTGTGTGGCCCGGGATGCAGGCCGCGTTCCGAGTCATCGGACAGGTCGCAATGTGGCTGTGGCGCAGCGTCATCCTGCCAGCCTGGAACGGCATCAAGATCGCGATTGGCGTGGCCTGGACGATAATTAAGGGCTACTTCACTGCCTACATATCAGTGGTGAAGTTCCTCGGCGGCGTGGTGATGTGGTTGTGGAACACGGTCATCGTTCCCGCCTTCAACGGGATCAAAGCGGCGATCGGGTTCGCCTGGCAGCTGATCCAGCCCATCTTCCAAGCCTTTATGTCCGTCCTGCGGGTCGTCGGCACAGTCGCGACCTGGCTGTGGAAGAGCGTCATCGTCCCGGTGTTCAACGGGATCAAGGCCGCCTCCCAGTTCATGTGGACGGGCGTCTCCGTCGTCTTCGGCTGGTTCAAGGCTGGATTCAGCATCCTCGCCGGACATCTGCGTGCGGTGGTCGACAACGTCATCACCCCGGTGTGGAATGCGGTGAAGGCCGGCGCCAGTTTCCTGTGGTCCGGTGTGAAGACCATCTTCGACTGGATCAAGGGTGGCTGGGACCTCATGGCCTCCGCGATCCGCACCGTCTGGGAGAACGTCATCCGCCCGGCGTTCGACGCAGTAAAGTCCGCAGTCGGCAAGGTCGGCGACATGTTCTCCGCGGTCGCGGAGGGCATCCGCAACACCTGGGACAAGATCAAGGGCTACGCTGCCGCACCGATCCGGTTCGTGGTGAACACAGTGTGGAACAACGGCCTACGGTCGGTATGGGAGAAGATCGCCGGATTCCTACCGATCCCCAAGGCGCCGGCGCCGACCCCGGTCGCGTTCGCAGAGGGCGGCCCGGTTCCGATGGGCAAGGGCGCCAAGCGCGGCAAGGACTCCGTCAACGCTCTGCTGATGCCCGACGAGCACGTGTGGGATGTCGCCGACGTGAAGCGTGCCGGCGGCCACGGCGCCATGTACCGGATGCGCCAGATGGTCGAAGGTGGCCGTCCGTTCACCTGGACGCCGGGTGGCGTCGCGAAAGCATCCGAAGGTGGCCCGCTTCCGCGGTTCGAGAAGGGCGGCGCTGTTGAAGCCGGCATGCGTCTCGCACCACTCGGTGGTGAGGGTGGACTCAAGCCCATCGCTGTGCTGATGCGTCGCATCATCTTCCGCCTGTGGAAGCAGATCAAGGATATTGGCGGCTATCGGCAGGACGCCTACCCGGAACATCCGTCGGGGCGTGCCCTCGACGTCATGGTTCCCGATTTGAAGACGGGCGACGAGGTCAACGCATGGACCCACGCCAACGCCAAGAAGTTCCCTATCGAGCACACCATCTGGAAGCAGCGGTGGCGCCCACAAGGGAACATCAACGGCACCCCGATGGAAGACCGCGGCAGCCCTACCCAGAACCACATGGACCACGTCCATTCCTGGTACAAGGAGCAGGCCGTCAACCCGGATGTGGTTCCGGAGGGCCTGGTCGGGTTCGACGGGATGACCCCGGAGGATAAGCGGTCCTGGCTGCATCAGAAGGTCAAAGAGATCATCGACTCGATGGCCGGCGGAATCCGCAAGGTCATCTCGGGCACCTTCGACGGCAAGGCTGAGGGCATCTTCGGCATTCCGAAAGCGTTTATGGACAAGACGTTCGGATCGATGCTGAACAAGGCTGTCGAGGTCGTCCGGACCTTGAAGGACGTCGGTAAGTGGTACGACCTGGGGAAGAAGTCGGTCAAGAACGTCATCAAGTCGGTGCCGATCGTCGGCGGTTTGTTCCGCGACCAGGGCGGGTTCCTTCCTACAGGGAAGAGCGTTGTCACGAACGAGACCGGCAAGCCTGAGGCGGTTTTGAACTGGCAGCAGCTCGAACTGATCAAGGCCATCATGGACAAGTTCAAGGTCGATCGGGCCACAGCGCTCCGGAAGGCCGGCATTGACGGTCAGACCGGAAAGCAGGTCCGGGAGCCAGACTCGGATGCGGCCGCAGTGATCAACGAACTGAAGCAGGACCGGAAGCAGAACGGCGAAAATGACTCCCTGAAGGCTAAGCAAGATTACGAGCAGGCGAAACTCGAACGCAAGCAGGAGTACGACAAAGCGGTAGCGAGGCTCCGCGAGGAGTACCAAGCGAAGCGCATCAGCAAAGCTGAGTACGAGCAGCGAAAGGCGGAGCTGAAGAGGGCTCGCGAGCAGACGGAGCTGCAGAAGAAGCAGGACTACGAGCAGCAGAAGCTCCAGACGAAGCAGCAGCGCGACGGGCAGAATGCCGACTCTGCCGGGTTCGCCGAGTCTTCCTCGCAGGAGCCACAGCTGGCGCCCGAGGAGGAGTACCGCAAGGGGCTGGCGGACAGCATTTCGGAGAACTTCGGGAACGCTGCAAAGTCTGCGGTAGAAGGACAGATTCAGGACGCGTTGGGCGTCTTTTCCCTCCCGGATTCGCCGCCCTTGTTGGCCGCCTACAACCAGTTCGTTGAGGACAAAAAGTCCTACGACGAGATGCGGAAGAAGCAGGAATCTTTCGACCGCGGGGAAGCTGGTACCGGTTCGGGAGTCGGCGGGACGGGAGGTGACTATTCGTCGCTCGACCCGAGTGGGCAACTCCAGTATGACGAGGAGCAGTCCAAGGTTCAGGACGTCGCCGAGGGTCCAGGCGGGATGCCGAACATCCAGTACAACCCGGGTGGTGGTGCTGAACAGTGGCGTCCGCTGGCGCAATGGGCGATCGACTACGTCAACCAGTCGATGAAGGGACCTGCTCAGCTGCAGGCGATGGTGGAGCAGATCGGTGACGAGTCGGGCGGTAACCCGAAGGCGCAGAACAACTACGACATCAACGCCCAGAACGGTGTGCCGTCGGGTGGTCTGTTGCAGGTCATCGAACCCACCTTCCAAGCGCACCGCGACAAGAGCCTCCCGAATGACAAGTTCCATCCGGGCGCCAATCTTGTGGCGGCACTGCGGTACTACGTGCCGAAGTACGGCAAGGACCTCACCGCACGGTGGGGTAGCGGTAAGGGCGGATACAAGAAGGGCGGCTACACCGGCAACCTCGGCGTAAATCAGGTGGCTGGGTTCGTCCACGGCCGAGAGTTTGTGATGCCTGAGGGGCCGACGAGCCGCAACTATGCGTTGCTGTCTGCGATGCATCAGGGTGCCGACTTCACTCCCGTCAGCTCGGTTGGTGGCGGGGCGGACAACTCCACCCACTTCCACAACCCGGTGTTCCGAGATGAGCGCGAGTTCTACGAGCGTCAGTCCCGGATGCAGCGGGCCCGTCAGCGAGCTATGAGTGGGGGCCGTGGATGACGTTGCGGATTGACCTGATCGGCACATCAGGGATGCGGTGGCCCGTCCACTACGAGGGCAAGTACTCGGGTGTCACGTTGAGTGAGGGCGGCGTCGTAGGGTTGCTCGATTCGCCGGTGGAAACTCAATGGGTTGAGGACACCGAGATGGGCGTCGTGTACGGCGGCATCCGGTACCTGCCGCGGGACATGACTCTCGGCTTCTACCTCGACGACGCCGCCGGCGGGGACTCCGAGATCGGCCGGCTCGAGTCCGACTTCCGCATGGACTTCACCGCGCAACCGGACGAGTGGGACGCCGACTTCCAGCACACCCAGGTGGCGGTGGAGTCGGAGATGTCGGGGGAACGTCGCCTGACGATGCAGATGCGGGAAGCGCCGGAACTCAAGACCGAACGTGACCCGTACACGCAGCAGTTCTACGACATCACCTACGAGATGCGGGCGCCGATGCCGTTGTGGGATTCCGGCACCCACGTGGAGCCTTTCGAGCGGTCGACCACCTCGGGGTCGGGGACGATCCTGGTGTGGAATCCGACTGATGTGCCGATGCGGCATACGTGGGTGTTGACGCGGGCGAAGTGGACTCTTCCTGATCCGTCGTGGCGGGGGAAGAAGGGTTCACGTGCGCCGGCAGGCCCGTATGCGTCGCGCACCCTGCCTCTGCCGGTCATCACGTCGAGCGATCAGGGTGTTCGGATCACGCGTGAACGCCGCAAGCTGGTGGCGATGACATTCACCGGCTCCAACTTCCAGGGCCGGATGGGGGGCAAGTTTCTGATGCACGACATCCCGCCGTACACGCCACCGACGTTGCTGCCGATCTCCTACACCGATGCCCCTGCTGGGGGAGCTCGGGCGGAGTTGCACCAGCCGCGGTTGTGGACCCGTCCTGTAGGCCTCGAGTTCCCAGGGCTGTCATGACCGCACCAGTGCTGACCGGCAGCCTCCAAGAACAGTGCGACGCCATTCTGGCCGCGACCGTTGCCGAGGAACGCCGGCTGGAGCGGATGCAACGCACCCCGCCCGGGGTGTTCATCTTCGACGGACACCAACGCCTACAGCACCTCCTCCTCGAGGTGGTCGAGCTGCACGTCGAGGACCCGGAGAACGACACCGGACCGATCGAGTTGGCGATCCCGTTTGAGCATCCGGTAGCGCAGTGGATGAACGACGACATCGGCCGAATCCAGCGCGGTGAGGGCGAGTTCTTCCACATCGATGTGGAGCACAACGGCATTCGCGTCACTGGCCGGTATGACGCGAAGTCGGTGAAGAAGGACGGCAAGGGGCAGCGGATGCTGCACGTCACGTTCCTCACCGACTACGAGAACCTGAAGTGGATCGACGTCTGGTCGAACCCGTTCCTGCCGGCGATCTTCCAGTTCCCACGCATCTTCCTTCTGGCAGGCCCGGCGATCTGGACATTGAAGACAGCTTTGCTGCTGCAGCTCTGGCGTATCAACTCGAGCATCTGGCAGATTCCCGACGACCCGATGAACCCGTCGACCTGGCTGGACGGGTTGGACATGTCGAACTGGGACATCGTCATCAAACCGACCAGCTTCCTGCAGGACATGGCGGCGGGCACGACGTGGTGCCTGTTCATGTCGCGGTGGGGGAAGTGGCATGACCGGGCCGAGATGATCCTGAAGGACGCCGAACTGTCGGTGGTGACCCGCCGGTACAGGAAGGGCGATCCGGAGCCGTGGCCCGGAGCCTTCGTGACCGGCATCAAAGATGGTGCGCTGGTGGTGGACATCGTCGACAAGTCCGGGCACATGGAGGGCGCCGCTAATGGTGGCACCGTGTTCGACGGGTTCACCCGCACCATCCGTGAGCTCGTCGGTGACTTCATCGAGGATGCCGAGACAGAGCTGGTGGGGGAGCCTTCGTGGCCGTCCAAGTTCTACGAGGACATGTTCGGCACGCCGAAGGGTTTCCCGTTCGTCCACTTTCCGGCCGACTCCGGGGTGGAAACAGAGTTCACCACAACACCTTCCAAGGGTGTCATCCTGAACGCTGGTGGCCAGTCGGCCCCCGGCGTGAACGAGCTCATCTCCGCTGGCATTCAGACGGTCGGCGATCTGGTGACGTCGAACCTGAACATCGGCGGCTACGGGATCGGCGCCCAGGGCGGCGCGATCGACGCGGTGCTCAAGCCGTTCTACACGGACACGGTGTTGGCGTGGATTTCAGTGAAGCTGCCGCACCGGATAGCCCAGTCGGGGTCGTCGCACTACAAGGAGTATCACCTCGATTTGCCGGGAAAGGCGTACACGTTGTCGTCGGTGATGGCGATGCGCGCCGGGATTGTGGCGACTCGGCGCACGAAGAACGCGACGGTGAAGGTGTCGTCGCTGACCCCGTATGTGGTGGGGTGGCCGGGCTCTGGGCATCTGTACAAGGGTGACCGCGCGAGTTTCGAGGTGGCTGGTGATACGCGCCGCGAGATCCATGTGGAGCGGGTGAAGGTCGCGAAGCTGGACTGGTCTTTCGATCACTTCGCGCAGTGGGAGTTGGAGTTCGGGCCTCGTGAGGATGAGGACCCGATGGCCCGTCTGATGCGCGAGATCCAAGGCTTGGCCACTGCCGCATCCGAACTCGGACTGTTCTAGGAGATGAAGTGACGTTCAAGCAGTGGGCTGAGATGTCCGATGAGGAACGCGAAGCGGAGGCCCAGGCCGTCTCAGCGCTGTTCATCGGTCTCCCGGGCGTGGTGGGGGCACCCCTGATTCTGGGGCCGGAGTACTGGCTGGATGTGGCGCGTCACCTCGTCGAGGGTGGTGTGCGGTTGGTGGCGGACTCGATCAAGCACTACGAACCCGGCGAGAGTCTGGATGCGCAGAAGGCGGCCGGCAAGTGGGTCTACGACTCTCATGAGCCTGACGAGACGTATGAGCAGCGGATCGCCCGTCTCGCCGACGAGGAACATCAGGCGTACATGGCGAAGCTCGAGGAGCTCAAAGCCCGGCAGGACGATAAACAGGACCGCGTGGCGCAGGCTGAGGCCGTGGCGTTCACGGCGGAAGTAAAGCTGCGCACGGACGCGGGGACGCTGGCGGGTTCTCCGCATGCTGACGTCGACCTCAAAGACATCCGCACCTAGTTCCTATCAAGTCTTTCGACCCTGCACCCGTCGGGTGTGGGGATTTCACCATGCCAGGAGGTTTCATGGCGCAGCGTTTCCGGCCGCTTCCGTCGGGCACGAAGGTTACCTCGCCGTACGGGCCGCGGGGCGGCGGGTTTCACGGCGGCACCGACTACGGCAAGGACGGCGGATCGGCGGGGCTGTCGGTGTACGCCTGCCAGGCTGGCACCGTCATTCATGCCGGCGCCGCATCGGGGTATGGCGGTCCTGATCCGGCTGGCTGGCTGGTCATCGACTCCGACGATGCCGAAGGTTCGGGGTGCGCGGAGTACGGCCACATCATCCGCGAAGTCGCGCTCGGCGCGAAGGTCCGTGCGGGGCAGCGCATCGGCCGCATCAATCCTGACAGTCGCACGAACGGCGGCGTTGCCCCGCACCTGCATCTGACGGTGTGGCAACGCGCGTACGGCGGGGTGCGTGTCAACCCGGAGGAGTGGCTTCGCGGCTGCCCTCACCCCAACACGGTGCCCGCGCCGGCACCCGCACCAGTTTCGGGAGGAACCGTGAACGTCCCCAACCCCGTCACCCGACAGCAGATCTCACCGAACCGGCATTCCGGTGGCCGTGACGTCGACTGGATCGTGATCCACACCCAGGAGGGTGCCGGGACTGCGCGGTCGATCACCGACTACCTGTGCCGCCCGGCCGCTCAGGTGTCGTACAACGCGGTGTGCGATGACCGGGAGACGGTCCTCGTTGTGCCGTGGGATCAGAACCCGTGGTCGGCGATGAACGCCAACACACGCGGCGACCACATCCTCATGGCCGGTTCGTTCGCGTCGTGGTCGCGGGACAAGTGGCTGTCGCCGGATGCGCGGGACGGCAAGAACGAAGACCTGCAGCTCACCCGCACGGCTGCGTTGGTGGCGTGGCGGTGCGCAGTGCGTGACATCCCGATCCGCTACGTCGGTGGTCGTGGGATGCCGAAGACGCCTGGCGTTTGTGGGCATGTCGACTTCGGGCAGTGGGGCGGTGGACATACCGATCCGGGTCCGAACTTCCCGTGGGGCGAGCTGATCTCGCGGGCCATCTCGATCTACAACGGAGGAAAGGACTGGCTCGCTATGGCAACCATGGCTGAAGTCGAGGCTCTGATCTACAAGTGCCTCAAGGTGTACGTCGGCCCGATCGGGTCGGACGTGAAGGACATTCGTCAGCAACTCACTGGTGGGCGTGACGCTGGCCAGTACGGCGGGTTTGAGCAGGGCGGCAACCGCACCCTCTACGACCTGACTGCAGCTGTCGCCGCGGAGACCGGTGTTGCCGGCACACGGGACACCCTCGAATCGAAGGAGAAGTGACCAATGTCCGCATCCATCACCACACCCCGCCTTGTGTTCGGGCGTGAGCCTGCCGCGTGGACGGCCCTCATCTCGGCGGTCCTGGTGTTGCTCACCACGTTCGGGTTTAACATCTCCACTGATGTGCAGGGCGTCATCATGGCCGCGGTCAACGCGGTGCTTGGTCTGATCGTGGTCATCACGGTGCGGGAGAGTGTGTATCCGGCGTTGGTCGCGGTCGTGCAGACGGCGCTGCCGCTGGTGGTGGCATTCGGCCTGCACCTGTCGGAGCAGCAGCAGGGCGCCATCCTCGCGGTCTCCACGATCACCCTCGGGTTCGTGTTCACCCGGCCGCAGGTCACACCCAAGGCGTCGACAGGCCTCGAGCTTCCCGCTGACGGGGTCGAGCGCGAAGTCAACCTCGGCTGATGGCCGTGATCTCGAGCGCCAGCGCTTGGATGAACCCCGCCGCGCTGAGCGACATCGGCGTGGTGGGGGTCGTCGTCGGCATGGCGCTCGTGCTCGGCATCGCGTTCGCCCGCGGCTGGATCGTCTGGGGGTCGGAGATATCGATCTACAAGACCGCGGCCAAACGTGACGCCGAGACCATCGCCAAACTGCTCGACACGAACGCGACGCAGGCGCAGACGATCGCCGAGTGGAATGTCGCCGGCCAGCTCATCGCGAGTCAGTCGAAAGCGTTGCGGGACAGTCTGGAGTCCAACTGATGTGGGGGCGCAAGTGCAAGGGGGCGAGCGCGCGGGAGATCGACGCGCGCTCGAAGCGTAACGCGCAATCGGCCGAAGAAGCCCGGTCCGAGAACGCGCGGCTCGCCGAACAGGCGCGGCCGATACAGCGGGAGCTTCGTGACCAGTTGGAGCGAAACCACTGGGCCGAGCTGATCTTCGGAAGGCTGAACTAGTGGAGCTGATCGCCGACTGGGCACTCGTGGTGCTCGCCGTGCTGACCACCGTCTACACCATCTGCTACACCGTGTGGCAGCCGTGGTGGAAGGAGCGGGTGTCGCTCATCTACCTCGGCAAGTCAACCCTGACATCGCTGGTGCTGCTACAGATTTCAGCGTCGGTGTGGGCGGGCACCGACTATCCGGGGCGGGCGTACATCCGAAGCGTCCTGTACACGGGCGGCGCGCTGATGATGTTCGCGCTCCTGGTGATGCTGCTCGTGTTGCAGTACCGGACGCGTCAGGATCGGCGGTCGCGCGGTGATTTCCGCCGTCCGTGGCAGGTGTGGCGCGACGAGATCCGGGCATGGTGGGTGAACCGATGAAGGTGATCAAACTTCGCGGCGCTGGTGAAGCGTTGGGCGGCCGGAACATGCTGTCCGCCATCCCAGGTGAGGATCTGCCGTACCAAGCCGAGATTCGTCCGATCGGGTTGGGCACGTATGCGGAGTCGGTTGCTGATGCTCGCCGCCGGCTGCGTGAGGTTGACGCGGAGGGCGAAGACTACGTGCTCACCGCATACAGCCTTGGTGCCGCTGCGGCAGGGGACTTCGTGCAGTACGACCGGCCCCGCCATTGCAAGGGTGTCGTGCTGTTGTCTGATCCGAAGCGTCACGCGAATCAGGTGTCGCACAAGGGCGTGGCCGCGGGGCGCTGGGGAATCGCCGGTCAACGGTTCATCGACCGGGTGCCGTGCTACTCGTACACGATCCCGGATGATCCGATCTCGGCGTTGCCGGGGGATAACGGGATGCGTCAGATCGCGCAGCAGGTGACGGGGTTGATGCAGCCCCTACCAGCTCGGTGGTGGGATGCGGGATTCACGCTGCACTGGCTGCTCAAGTACACGACTCACGGTCGGCACACCGCTTACCCGACCGAAAGGATCAATGGGGTTTCGTACCTCCAGTCGGTGAAGGCGATGGTTGAGGGGCTGACGCGATGACCACGCCGAATCAGCCGGGTGAAGGAGTCAACAACAACTACTTTCTGCCGGCGAACCGCCCGAACGCTGCGACGAGTGGGCTGTCGCAGTTCGCATCTGCGGACCAGGAATTTTGGGACGACTACGCCTACAACCAGTGGAACCCGAAGTTTCAGGGGATGGGTGAGCCGGTTGATGTGATCCGGTTGCTGGCTCATGCTGCGACTGCGAACATTTCTTCGATCATCAACGGCATTTTTAATGGCTGGTTTGGTGGTGGTGGTGTTGGTGATCCGCAGCAGGTGCAGTACACGATTGAGCAGATCAAGGACGCCGTACTCAACGGATACAACGTCACCACATTCGTAGAAAACGGCGTGTGGACGAAGCCCTCAGCGTTGAACGAGTTGGTTGTTATCGGTATCGGTGGCGGTCGAACCGGTCAGGACGGCGTCAACGCGCAGGGCGGGGCGGCCGGCGGCGTTGGTGGTGATGGTGGCGGCTACGTAGCACAGTCCATTCCCGTTGACATGGTGCCGGCGACGGTGCCAATCACGATCGGTAACGCTAACCAGTCCACCAAGTTTGGCGATCTGCTCACGGTGAATGGTGGCGCGGGCGGTATCGCTTCAGATTTCGGGTTCACCCCCACGAATTCAACCCCAGGCGCAGGCGGAGACGGTGGCAGGGGGGCTGGATCAGGTACGGCCGCGACTCCGGGAGCTTCCGGTGGGGGTTCTGCGCTTGGGACGGGTGGAACAGCTGGCGCGAGTGGCGGCACCCTCGGCAACGGCACCAACGGTGGCGCGGGTGGGAATGTGAGCGCCGCAACCCAAACCAAATGTGGTGGCGGTGGTGGCGGTGGTGGTGGTGGCGGCGGAATGGCTGAACTGAATACCCGCAGCGCGGGCGCGGGCGGACCGGGCGGCTACCCCGGTGGTGGTGGTGGTGGCGGCGGCGGCCGCGGTCACGCCAGCGTCGGCGGCAACTCGATTGCAGGCGCAGGTGGTATCGGCGCTACCGGCGTCCTATGGATCTACTGGAGGTAGCGGACGTGAAGACTGCGCAACTCGTGATGGAAGCGGTACCCCACAAGCCACCGATTACCAATCTGTACCGCACAGATGACGGGCACCTGCTGGTGATGGTGTTGAGTCCGCCAAACATGGCGGCAGTCATGACCCGCATCGGTCTATTCCCAGTTACGGCATCCCACATTCCCAAGACGGTTTCCGTGTTCCTCGCCGACGAGCGGGGGGAAGCCGTCGACTACGACGGAGACCCCGCAAACGGTATGACTCCGATCCTGTCAACCGATTCGCGGTCGTTCGCTATGACGATCGTTCCCGAACTGGTCGACTCCGAAAGCCCTTACGTCGATGCGCTCGCCGCGCTCGGCTACACCCTCACAGAAACGGAGACCTCATGACTGTGACGCTTGGCTGGGAGGGGACGCGTGCTGAGCTGCCCCTGTATCGGCAGTCGGATTTGGTGTTTTCGCTTGATCCGGTTGATGCGACGTCGGGGAATATCACGTCGTGGCCTGATGGTGCGGCCTCGACCCTCTACTTCTACAAGGGTGATCCGGTGAAAACTTCCACGTCTACGGCGCCGGTGTTGACGGTGCCGGGTGTGGTGGATGCCCCGTCGATCGACTATGTGGTGCAACAGGAAACACTCGCCCCGGCGTTGGGTCAGGCCACCCACTTTCTGGTGACAGTGTCAATGCCGGAAACCCCCACCCAGGAGTACCCCCTGTATTTCGGGAAGGTGGTGCGTCGTGTCTGAGTGGTTGGACGACAACGGCACCCGGCACTGGATCGACGACGAGGGTCGTGAACACGTCGAACTGATCGCCACACAAACATTCAAGTTCCCAACCGTCCAGTTCGACTTCAACACAGGAGAATGACATGGCACTCGCTACCGACTCGATGAAAGCCGTGATGCTCAACGCCTACAAGAACGAGGCGTCGTGGATCTCGCTGCACACCGCCGATCCCGGATCGACCGGCGCATCGGAGGTGACCGGCGGCACCCCGACCTACGCGCGTCAGCAAACGACCTGGGGCACGCCAGCATCGGGTGTGATGACAGGATCGAAGGTGTCGATCAATGTGCCTGCGACGACTGTGGTTGCGGCTGGTGTGCATACCGCGTCGTCGGGTGCGGGCACCTACCGTGACAAGTTGGCGATTCCGTCGACTACGGTGTCGGCGAACGCGACGATCGATGTGACGCCGACGATCACCATCACGTAGTGATTGTTTTGGCGGGGCGGGTGACGACGCCGGTCCCGAATCGCCCGTACATTTTCACGGGGGTGCCGGTGTCGCGGGTGGCGACGGTGTTGCCTGCGCGGCCGCATGTGAAAGCGCGCCTGCCTGGGGCGCCTCGGTTTGGGTCAAAGCTCCCTGTTGCGCCGCACTATCGGACGCGTCGCCCGCCGACGAAGAACCGTCTGGTCGCGGGCAACACCACGACTGTCACTGGTTCTGCGGTGGTGCATGCCCGGCTGGGTGTGGAGTTCGCCGAGCAGTCGGTGCAGGTCGATCAGGCCGGGAAGATCGCTGTTGGTCTCGGGGCTGTGTCTGCGGTGGGGGTGTCGGGTAGCGCCCTGGTGCGCGCCCTCTACCGGGTGGATGCATCGAATGCTGCCGGGGTTGCGGGTTCGGGTGTTGCCCGGGCACGCCACACCCTCGCTGCATCACAAGCCATCGCCACCGCAACCGATGGTGGGGATGCGCGCGCCCTCTACAGTCTGACCGCAACCCAGAACATCGTGGTGGATCAGCCGGTCGAGTCTCGCCCGTTCATCGATGTCGCCGCCTCCCAGGATGTGGGGGTGGTGTCGGCGGCGTCGTCAGTGCCCTCGGTGGGAACGGTGAATGCCGATGCCACCCAGGACATTGGGGTGGATTCTGCCGCGATCGTGCGGGTCCGCCACGCCGTTAACGCCACCCAGGAAATCGTGTCGGGGGAGTCCACCGTCCTCGACGGTTTGCGGGTCCCGCTCGCTGCGTCGCAGGGGGTGGCGGTGGTCGGGTCAGCGAATGCCCGCGCCCTCTACACTCTGACCGCCACAGGCACCGCCACAGCGACCGGAACCGCCGCGGGAAACCCGGCACTCGCCGCCGTCAACACCACATCGGCATCCGCTACCGCTACAGCCCGCCCCGTCCACACCATCGCAGCGACCAGTTCAACAACGACAGATGGTTCGGCGACGACCACGATCGTCACGTACACCCGGCAGCGGATGAACAAGAGTGGCGCGTTCACCGTCCTCACGTCGGGCGCAGGGGCCGTAACTGGTTGGGCGTCTGACGCGACAGCACCCGCAACAGTTTCGAGTAACCGCTATCTGGTGGTCAGTACAACTGGGGTCGCCACAGTCACCCTCAACCTCGGCGACTACACCGGTGCCGCGCAACTCGGCATCTACCAGGATGGGGTTCTCATCGGCCAAGGCAATGTCACATTCTCTGTCACTGGTGTGTCTGTGGCGGCTGGACAGCGGTTCGATGTGCGGCGGATTACAGGGTCTGCAACTGGTGGCACGTACTCGACCGGCCATCTCGAACTGTCGTAGTCACTAGGGTTCCCAGTCGTCGCCGAGCACCTGGGCGAGCCGCTCGGTAAGGTCCCGCTCCTCGGGCCGGCGGCTGTAGATGACGGCCTCGCACTCGACGGCCAGCTCGAGGAGGTCGGGGTCCGGCTCAACCCACCCGCCATCCGTGCGCACCTGATGCTCCGCCTGCCGACGCCGCATCACCGACGCCACGGCCTGGGCGGCGGCGCGCAGCGTCTCACGATCAGTCACCCGGCCATCATCGCAGGGAACCCTCTGGCCGTCGGCTGCGTCCAAGCTGCATGGTCCTCGACATCCTCCTGGCGGTCATCACCTGCGTCACTGCCGGATGCCTGCTGGTGCTCACATCGCCCGAATCATGAGAAGTGTTGCGCGACAACAGAATTAGATGCTACAGTGATCTCACAAGTTCAGAGCGGGTGAGAGTCAGGAACATCACCAGATCGCCGACGCACAGCGACCCGGCCACTGCGGAAACAATGAGACGCCACCCCCGGAGGCCCATGACGGGGCACCCGCTCTGAACCTGGACAACCAGAAGCGCCCCACCTTCGCGATGAAGGTGGGGCGCTGTGGTCGTCTCTGGGGGAACTACTCGGTGGGGGTTTCCTCGGACGGCGCACTGCCGCCCATCGAACTGACGTAATGATCATGATCGTCAACATGATCATCTCGGCCCGTCCTCATTGCGAGGGCGGGCCGCTTTGTCGTCTACGGGACGCGTCCCTTAACGATCGCTGCGACCAACTCCGGCGAACACCCCACCGCGGCCGCCAACGACTTGTACGTCCACTGCTGCGGATCATCCTCACGTAACAGCCGAACGAGGCGGTTGCGGATCTGCCTGTGCTGTTCCGCAACCGCCTCGGACTCAAGACTCTTCAAATGGTGTTCCCGCGCCTGCTGAGCGCGAGCGTCAGATGTCACCGCGCGCAAACCCGGACAGCAACTGCGGGGTGGCCGAGTCGAACCCCACGACATCCAGCATCCCCGCATCCGAGGGATCAGCGATCGAGAAACCTGTCGAAGTCATGCCCACGACCACCATCTTGGCGGCAGGGTTGACCTCACGGCGGTACTGGGCCAGCGCCTGGTGCGGGTGGATGCGGCCGGCCCACGTCTCGTTGTCGGTGTAGATGGAGAACACGTCGACCTCAGTCTTGGTTTGCAGCGCCCACAGGATCGGGAGGGCGCAGTCGGTTCCCCCGAACGGCAGGCCCGAGATGGTCCGCAGTACGTCGTCCATGCGTTGACGCGGACTGATGGGCAGCTCCACAAGCGCGGGACTCCGGTTCCACGCGCCTCCATCCGACGTGAACCCAACGGTCATGTGCTGCGGCTCGGTCGCGGCGGTCACCAACGCGAGCGCCGCTGACGCCTCACGGCACGAGATCGGCATCCCAGCGATCGGCGCAGTCATCGAGCCCGACACATCAAGCCCGAGCAGGTGCCGCTTCCCGGACGGCTCGACCGCCCCGAACGCGGCGTAGAACGCGGCGTCGAGGGCATCCACGATCGGGCGTGACGGCGTCCAGGTGCTGTCGCCTCGCGCGGCGTGCCCGGACGCGTAGGTGCGCTGCGCCACCAGAACGTTGAGCGGGTGGACCCGACCCTTCTTCAATCGCTCGGGGTCGGACAGCAGCGCCGCAACCTCCGCGGTACGGCCACCCACCTGGGGGAGCAGGCCCAGCCTGGTCAGCCGTGGAAGCTGACGCATCAACGCTGTCGCCGGGATACCTCGATCGAGTAGTGCCTCCCACACCGCCGGGTCGTTCAACGACTCGTCGGCCAGCATCTCCCAGGACAGTCCGTACTTGGTGACGTACTTCGCCGCCTTGTGCGGCTTGGCCTGGGCCTTCTCAAACCCCGCCACAATGCGCGGGACGTTGTCCGTGCTCCCGTGGGTGATGTAGTCGAACAGCCCTGCACGGTCCGCGTCATCGGTGACCGGGTGGGCCAGCCGCAGGAGATCGCGGTGAGACCATCCTTCGCGCTGCCGGTACTTCACCGCCTGATAGGCGAGCGCGTCGACAGGCTTCCCGAGGTACCAGCCGCCGACAGCGCGACGCAAGCCGCGACCCCAGCCTCGGAACTGTTCGATGTAGGTGGCGAACTGGAACAGGTGCGTGCCGGTGCGGGCGACCTCGGGCAGGGCGTCGAGAGCGAACCGTCGACCAGCGTCGTCTCCCAGCGACGCGGCAGCAGCCAACGAGAACAACGCCTGGTTGTTCTTAGGTGCACGGCCGGCCTGCGAGATCGTCACGACTTCCCGAACCAGCGCCTCGGTGTCGTTGCGCGCGAAGTCGAGGACGACCGCAGCATTGTCCTTGGTGAGTGCGCGCGCTGACGTGTAGTAGGTGCCGCCGTCGGTGCCGAGGATGAGGAAGCGCCGCAGCCGCGCGAGGGGAGTCACCTCGAAGGTGAATCCGCCGGCATTGTTCCGGACCTGGCGCGGGTCGGCCCGCTCGTTCTGGTCGGTGCGTTTGGTGGAAACGGTGGTGAGGATGTCCAT